CAAAATGGCCATACGAATGGCACAAGGCACCGCTAGATTTGCTTCAGGATTCGGTGGGAAGATAAAGAAAAGTAATATTAAAGTATCGACACCTACAGCACAAATTGCTGTGGTTGGAACCGACTTCACTACAAGTATTGATGAAATCGGAAGGTCACTTGTTATACTTTTGCCTGATAAATTTGGAAATCCTTCGGGAAAAATTATTGTGAGTAATGCTGGTGGAAGTGTCACATTGGAAGAGGCTTATCAAGCAACTATGGTATCCACTTTTGACGATTCACCTACTAAACCAGTGACAGTGAATGGAGTTGATGCAAGTATGATTGACAATATGTTTATTGTGAATCCACCCGAAGAGGTGCAAGAACAAGTTGCAGAAGAATCGTCTAACAACGAAAATGATAGTAGCAACATTCTAGACGTGGACTTTTTAGAGTTCAATGATTTAGAAGAAGATTACTTTGAAGACGATGAGTTGGAATATACAGAACTCGACAGAGACTTATTAGATGTCGATTTCTTACAAGATTTACTAGATGTAGTTTTGGAGATTGACCGAAAGGTTGGTATCGATGCAGAAAGAAAGGCAGACCCTTTCGGAGTTGCAAGAATAGAAGGAACTGCATTTGGGTTTGATAAGGACTCTCAATACAATACAATTGTTGACAAGGGTCTTGGTCAAATTTGGTTCTACAGGGAAGTTCAAGGAGTTATCTCCATTAAAATCCCAATCTATGCACAAGCAACGATTAGAACCACTACAGACGAAAAAGGTTCACTAATAAAGGTGGGTGATGGTTCGTCTATAAATATTACCATTACACAAACAAACTAGGAGAAATATATGAATAGTATGTTAGAAAAACTTCGTAATTGGCATGAATTTCAGTTAACTGGATTTCAAGATGCTATGAGACTGGACGATTACCACATGTTGTGGTTATCATTTGGAAAAGGAGTAGTATTTACAATATTATTTTTATGGATTATCTAATGAAAAAAAGTTTATTATTAATTTTATTGACACCTCTAACATGGGCTGGGGATAACCACGTCCATGTTGAGCAAGTATCCAGTGGAGACGTTGAACTTAATATAACACAACAAGGTTATGATAATGAAATTAAGTTTTCTTTTGCACATAGTGGAAACACATTCAATCTATTGCAAACAGGAAATGGAAACTCTATATCTTGGGTCTCTTACTGGGGGCCAGGAAAGTCATGGGGTGGTGACGTAGACGGAACTAACAATACTGAAAACGTAGAACAAAGTGGTGGTGCAACTTATGGTAGACACATATGGGGCAATAGTAATACAGTAGATGTATATCAAAACGGAAGTCATACACATAACATAGACGTTCACTCAAATTCAGTAGACCACGAAATACACCAGTCGGGTAGTGGTTCACATTATGCACACACTTACTTCTATGGAAGTGCAACTGGGTCAGATTCCAGTATCATGCAGAAGGGTTCGGGAAATCATAATGCACAAATTACACTACAAGGAAACTATCCAACAATATTGAATCTTTTACAAGAAGGTTCAACAAACAAATCATATACACTAACTCAGAATTGTCAAACGACTACGGGTTGTTCAGTATCAGTCACACAACAATGAAATCAGAATGTCCACCCGAGTTTTATGAATGTCTAACTGAAGAAGAGTATGACGACATATTAGACCTCTTCGAAGAAAACGATATGGTTATGCCTGAATCTTTGGGTGACGTAGAAGCCGCAGGTGATTTTGTTTGGCAAGTTCTCTTCCTCACACCAATAGAACTTATTTACATAGGTTTCACTATGACTGTTCTTGCAACTTACGGACTTTCTATTTACTATATCTATAAACGAATACAAAAGAAATTCTCATAATGTATAGTTGGAAAACAGTCCTAATCACCATTGGTGTATTTGTAGGACTTAAAATTTGGTCTCCTTACTTAGTAGAGAATATTAAGTGGTCTTACTTTGACGTTCTTCATCAGAGTCAGGAGAAAGTTCAGGTTGATGACATTGTCTTAGTAGACATAGACGAAAAATCACTTGAAGTGTTCGGACAGTATCCGATAAAACGTAGTATCTATAGGGATATCTTACTTGACACTCATTACACTAACACACATGTTTTTACTCAACTCTTTAATCAACCCGACCGCAGCTCAGGAGAGGACGAAATCTTTGCAGAAGGATTGGTCAATAGATTAACAATTCTATCAGCTGCACCGACCATACAAAAAGACACTGGTTCTGCACCCTTCGTAGGAAACTCTACCTTTGGTGGTGGAAGTGCAACAGACCACCTATGGAACTTCTCAGGAATTTCAAGTCCTATCAGGATACTTCAGGACAATACTTACGGAGTTGGGGTCACTGTTGCAACACCTAGTGTTAGTGGAACACCAAACTTTGACGGGACAACTAGGTCTATCCCTTTAATAATAACTGCAAATGAACAGGTATATCCGTCTCTTGCACTAGAAACACTTCGTGCATTTAAAAACGAACCTTCGTATCAAACTAAAATTACAGAAGTTGGAGTAGAGTGGGTAAGAATGGGTAGAGACAAACCTATCACCACCACTCCAACGAGTGACGTTATGGTGTCCTATTGGAACGAATTCCAACGGGTTTCTGCAGTAGACTTACCTAATCTAAATCTTACTAATAAAATTCTGATATGGGGTTTGACTGCAGAGGGATTGAATAATCCAGTTTCAACTCCAGTGGGTATATTGTATCCTCACGAAGTTCAAGCAAACCATATCCAAACCTCTTTGTCAGGAGTTCAAATACAACAATCCTACTATCTTGAACTACTCGAAGTTGTTCTTCTGTTGACAGTTCTCGTATTGATACTTCTGATGGTTTACAAACTGCCCACAGTTCTTTCGGGGGTAATGAGTCTAGGACTTGTTGGACTTCAGGTGGGTGGGAGTTATTATATTTGGACTTCAGAGCTCGTTCTTTTCGATACCTTCTTTTCATCGGTTGCCTCCTTAATTGTTTTTGGTCATGCATCTTTCAATCAATACTATACGACCTACAAACTCAAAGAAGAAATCAAGAAGCAGTTCCAAAAGTATTTATCTCCCGACATGGTTGACCAACTTGCAGAAAACCCCGATTTACTCAAATTAGGTGGAGATAGAAAAGAACTTACATTCATGTTCATGGACATATGTGGATTCACCCCCATAAGCGAACACTACATGAAACAAGACGACCCCGAGGGATTAGTGGAACTTATTAACAAATTTCTTGACATGCAAACAAAAATAATACTAAATAATAATGGAACTATCGACAAATATATGGGCGACTGTATTATGAGTTTTTGGAATGCACCTTTAGATTGTCCCGACCACGCCGAGATGGCAGTCAAGTCTGCAATAGAAATTTTAGAAGCAACCAAGGAACTCAATGAAGAACTCAAACCGCTTAATCTTCCACCCATTAACGTGGGTATTGGGATTAACACTGGCGAGTGCATCGTTGGAAACATGGGGAGCGAACTTAGATTTGACTATTCCGTCATTGGAGATGCCGTCAACCTTGGTGCTAGACTCGAAGGACAAACGAGAAATTATGATGGGGTGGACGTGTTGTTGGGACAAGAAACATATCTCCAGTGTCCAAACAGAACATTCACTAGAGTCGACTCTATTACAGTTAAAGGAAAATCAGAACCAGTCGTGGTTTACACTATCTGAACCAGTTAGTAGTTTTCAGTGGACTACATTTATAACACTTCAACTTCTTGATATGTATTCCACATATCGTGGTCTTCAATATGATTGTGTTCAAGAAACAAATCCTCTTTTTGGGGAAAGGCCATCAGTGTCAAAAATGTTTTTTGTTAAAGCATCTGTTCTCTATCCAATAATGACTACTGAAATGCAACAACCAGTAATGAATCGACAAGACATGAGAGATGTCAATACTCTTATGACTATAGTAGTATTAAATAATAGGCATGTCGAAAACAAATCAAAAAGATGCAATAAATTGTAAAACCCCCTTGAAATTTTAGAAAAAGTCCTTATAATAGTAGTATGGTGTTATAAATACCATTGTAAGAGAACTTAAAAAGAGCTCGGATTTGGAACTTGGATTGGGCAACGCCGACATCAAGTGACCCCATTTCTTCAAAAGAGCTCGGTTCTCGAACATTATGCAATGCTCATTAGAGGTTGCACATTATAAACTTGCTTAATAAAGGAGAAAACTATGACTATCTATGACGATGTCTTCGGGAAATCATTCCCATTCGCAATCGGGTTCGACAGAACTCTACAACTATTAGAACGTGCTGATACACATTCTAGTTCAAACTATCCACCTTACAACATTGTAAAAATCGATGAGGAAAATTTCCAAATTGAAATGGCAGTTGCTGGGTTTGATAAGAAAGAGGTTTCTATCTCTAAAGAGAAAGAGAAACTAATTATCGAGGGAGAACAGGATACTGAATCAAAAGAGTATGTCCACCAAGGACTTGCTTCTCGTTCATTCAAAAGGTCATTCACACTTGCAGACGATATAATCGTTAAGGGTGCAGATATGAAGAATGGTATTTTGGTTGTAAGTTTAGAGAGAATTGTGCCTGAGGAAGACAAACCTCAAGAAATCAAAATTTCTTAAAAACCCCCTTACAGATACACCTGTTATATAGTATAATGGGTGTATCTTTTTATATTATGGAGAAAAATATGTTAAACGTAGGAGATAGAATACCCCAAGTAATTCTACCAATAAGAGTAGACGGAGATTTTAAACACTTAGAAACAAACGAACAGTTTGCTGGAAAAAGAGTAATAATCTTTGCATTGCCTGGAGCATTCACCCCAACATGTTCATCATTCCAATTGCCTGGCTTTGAAACTCAGTTTTCACAATTCCAAGAAAAGGGTATTGATGAGATATATTGTTTGTCAGTAAATGATTCATTTGTAATGAATGCATGGTTTGATGGACAGGGGATTCAAAATGTTAGACCATTACCCGATGGAAACGGAGAGTTTACAGAAGGTATGGGTGCAAGTGTGCAAAAAGCAAACGTAGGATTTGGTATTAGGTCTTGGAGATATGCAATTGTTGTAAATGACAATGTTATTGAAAATGTCTTTGCAGAAGAAGGATTCGGTGACAATGTCGATTCAGACCCTTATGAAATATCATCACCCGAAAATGTCCTTGCAAACATCTAAACTTTATCAAGTCTTAAAAGACAATGCAAATGAGAAGAGATTACCTATTATTGATGGTAGTCTCTTTGATGCATTAACTGAAGAACATGGGAGAGAATACTTCCGTGAGGTTCTTGCAGAATATATAGAAACCGAAAGACCCGAGTTTCCTCTAAAACAAATCTCTCATGAAGATATGAGAAACACCTTTATTAAACTTTTAGAATATCCTGTTTGGAAGTTTATATACCCACACGAAAATTTAGAACAAGAAGTCGTAGAAAAATATGACGACTACAAATATCCCTATTCAGAATGGGGACATGGAATGGTCAATGCACCTTCCACATTTAATGATGCAAGTGATTACTTTATGCAAGATTTAAGATTGTCTTGTGATTCATATGGACATAGAGCACCAATAAATGCATTCAGAGAATCAACTGCAAAAGAATTAAAATCACCTCTCGGTGCAATATGGAGAGGTGTCAATGATATCACAAAGGAAGTGTCAAAAGACGTAGACGGAAACGAAGTTATAAAACTTGTTGGTGGTTCATTGAAAGAAGATACTTACAGAATGGCATTCAGACTAGGAGCCTATATTGCAACACAATTCAAACCAGTGGTTGCAAAGTGTTTTTATGAAATGACTGATGCAAGAACTGTATTGGATACAAGTTGTGGTTGGGGAGATAGACTATGTGGATTCTTTGCAAGTAAAAAAACTACAGTGTATATTGGTTGTGACCCAAACCCAAACACATTTGAAAGATATAAGAAACAATGTATAGAATATGAAAAGATTCTTACAGGTCATGCACCAAAGATTACAGAAACCAAAGACAAGTTTATGTCAGTTGGTGAGAAGAGAGTTGTAATCTATAGAAGTGGTGCAGAGGATATTCCTTATGAAAAATTCCCACCAATAGATTGTGCATTTACTTCACCACCATATTTCTCAACAGAGACATACAACAAAGGTGGAGAACACGAAGAAGACCAATCATGGAGTAAGTTCTCAGAATATGAATCATGGAGAGACGATTTCTTTATTCCAGTTTCTAGAAAATCATTTGAAGTGTTATCAGATAACGGACACTTATTGATTAACATTATGAATCCAAAAATAAAAGGTAAAATGTTTCCTTCATGTGACGAAGTTGTAGACGATTTAAGACCACACTTCAAAGGTCAGATAGGAATGAGAATCATGCAAAGGCCTCAATCTTCTACTGCATTCTTAGAGAAGTGGTCAGACGTAAAAGGTGATAGTGACGACAACCAAGTATCAGATAAAGAAGGAATTGATAGAACTGCAATGCAAGACTTTATGAAAAAACTATACATGGAAAATGTATGGTGGTTTGCAAAAGAAGATAAAGATTTATTCCTACCTAACAAACACAATTCATTGGAGAGTTTCTTTGGGTAATACACCATTATTTGACGAAGGTGTTTATTGTGTTGTTGACAATAACAAATTAAACATGTCAGGCATTCAACTTACTAAAGGAATGTGGGAAGGACTCATATACACATATGGTAAAGTAGAGTTTGTAGAAGGTAAGAAACACTTAAACTTTCAAAGGAATCTTATCAAAGTTCCCGACAATCATGACTTTGAAGAACTCCTAAATAATACCGAACTTAATAACCTTATGGGTGACATATTGGTTGAATTAATAGAAGAACAAGCGAGGAAAGAGAATGAACAAAGAGATATTGAAAGAACAGATTAAGAGACATGAGGGAGAAGTCCTCGAAATTTACGAAGACTCATTAGGATACTTAACTTTTGGAGTTGGTCACTTGATTAAAGATAGTGATGATGAATATGGATTACCAGTTGGAACACCAGTCTCACAAGAAAGAGTAGATGATGTTTATGAATATGATTTTGATAAACACGTAGAAGAAACCATTCATGTATTTGAATCAAAAGGTGGAGAAGATTTCTATGCACTACCCGAAGACATTCAACACGTTTTAGTCAACATGACATTCAACTTAGGTGGAACAAGATTCAGTAAGTTTAATAACATGTGGAAAGGTGTTGTTTCATGTGACTGGGAAAAGGTTGCAGTTGAAATGGAAGATTCTAAATGGTTCGGACAGGTCGGAAGACGAAGTGTTGAATTACAGGAGATGGTAAGAAGTGTCTAAAGTAAAATGTATAAGACTGGATACTGGAGAAGTTCTAATTGGATTCGTTGAGAGAACTATATTAGGAAATTACAAAATCATAGATGCACAAATTTGTCTAACAAATACAGAAGACGGAAAGTATGAAGTTAATCTTGCACCATGGATTCCTTTTGCAAAAGAATACACGTTCATATTAAACAGTGATTTAGTTCAAACAGTTTTTGAACCAAGACCACAACTTGAAACCAACTTTAAAGTTGCAACAGGTAATAAAATAAGAGGTAAATAATGGGAAGAGAAACACTATTAAAAGCACTAATGAGTCAATATCAAGGTGAAATGGATATTGCAATGGCAAACATTGAAGTATACAAAAACAACCCAGCTGGTATTGGTGAACACCCCGACATTGCACAAGCACTCGATACTCAAATTGAGAAACTTGCAAATGCGAAAGAAAAATATGATGTCACTTACGACATTTTACACGGAAAAAGTAATCTTACTACCTTGACAGAATAGTATACCTTGTAGTATAATAACTACATGGATTTCTATACTAACGTTTGCAGAACACGTGACAAAATACTTGTCAAAGGATATAAGAACGGAAAACAACAAAAACTATCCGTATCTTATAGACCCAATCATTATATCCCTTCTAAGAAGGGAGACACACCATTCAAATCATTAGACGGAAGGTCACTAGAAGTAGTGAACCTAAACTCTATGGGTGGTGCAAGAAAGTTCCGAGAGAATTATGCTGGAACTCATGGATTTGAAATCCATGGATATGACCGATATATCTATACATATATTGCAGATAAATTTCAAGGTGAGATAAACTGGAATCTAAATCAGATTAAGATTGCAACACTTGATATTGAGTGTGAGTGTGAAGACGGATTCCCCGAACCAACCCTTGCAACTGAAAAGGTCAATGCAATTTCAATGAAACCACTTGGTAAAGATACACATGTTTTTGGTATCGGGCCTTGGGAACACAACAGAACAGATGTAATCTATTACAATTGTTTAAATGAGGTTGACCTTTTAACCCAGTTCGTTAAATACTGGAGACAAGAGTGGTTCGATATTATCACAGGTTGGAATGTAAACTCTTTTGATATCACCTATCTCTGTAATCGTATTGATAGAATACTAGGAGAGGGAGAACATAAGAAACTCTCACCATGGGGTCAATGTGATGTCAGAGAGTTCATGTCTACTTATGGTCAGAAACAAATGATATTCAATCTATATGGTATCAATGTTCTTGACTACCTTGAGATATATCGTAAACATACATTCGTAAATCAAGAATCCTACAAACTAGAAAACATTGCACAAGTAGAACTTGGAACTGGTAAACTAGATTACTCAGAGTATGGAAATCTACATACACTTTACAAACAAGACTATCCAAAGTTCTTGGAATACAATGTCAAAGACGTTGTCCTTGTTGAAGAACTAGAGGACAAACTAGGACTATTGGAACTAACACTTGCAATGTCCTATAATGCAAAGTGTAATTATAATGACACATTCGGAATGGTGAAGTATTGGGAAACCATAATCTACAATCACCTCAAAGACCAAAACATACAAACCCCACCCCAAAGATTAAAGAGTGGTAATGATAAGACACACCAAATTGTTGGTGCATATGTCAAAGACCCAATAGTCGGTGGACATGATTGGGTAGTGTCCTTCGACTTGAACTCACTGTATCCACATATCATTATGCAATACAATATCTCACCCGAGAAAATGATAAAAGGAAACAGACAGGACTTAACCATTGACAGAATGTTGAACAAAGAATGTGACTTATCATATGTTCACCAACAGGGTCATGCAGTGTGTCCGAATGGTGTAATGTATTCTAAAAACAAACAAGGATTTCTTCCCGAACTTATGGAAAAACTCTATGACGAGAGAAAGGAGTGGAAGAAGAAAATGATTGGGTATCAACAAGAACGAGAAGTCTGTAAAGAAACCAAACGTAAGAAAGAACTTGATACACTTATCAAACGTGCATACAACAATCAACAGGTTCGTAAGATTGCACTTAACTCTGCATATGGAGCTCTTGCAAATCAATACTTTGCATTCTTTTCTATTGACCTTGCAGAGTCAATCACAACCAGTGGTCAGTTAATTATTAAGTGGTCAGAGAAAACTATCAATGAGTTCCTAAACAAAACACTTGGAACAGATAACGAAGACTATGTGATTGCAATGGACACTGATTCAGTTTATATCACTATGGATAAACTGGTCAAGAAAGTCTTACCCGAAGAAACAGACAAGACCAAGATTGTGGATTTCCTAAACAAGTCAGAAGGTATGATTGAACAAGTTCTTGCACGTGGTTTTGACGACCTTGCAGA